TTCAGCATATGAGGTTGTATTCTTCTCAGCAGGGGTAAATTTAAAGGACTTATTTGGAGAGGATGAGTTGATTGATTTAGATTTATCAGCATATGATCATTCCTATTCAGGATCTGTAATTAGAGGAGCAATGGAAGGGACTACTCCTCTTCATTCTGGGAATGTTATTTATCCATTGATATCTCCTGTTGCAGATTGGCATTATGATTCTAGTTCTTCAGATCATGATGATAATGATATAGCTTATCATACTTCTAATGATACTCATGGATTAGATTATTATGAGTTAAAACCTGCTATCAAGATTAGTAAGTTGATAGATGCAATAGAGAGCAAGTATTCAATCACTTTTACAAGCACATTTTTTGGAACAAGCAAGTTCACAGATTTATTCCTTTGGGGACATAGGAGAGAGGGTTATATGTTCAAGGATCAGGAGAACGGATTTACTGCTCAGAAGATAAATTTCACCTCAGCAACAGGAACAGGATTTGACATCACAGAAGATGTAGCAACAATACCTTCTAGCTATTCAGATTTGCAATGGAGATATAGTATAACATCAACAAGTGATTATCAGGTGCATTTTTACATCAATGGTGTATACTATTCTAGCAGATCTCATTCAGGGAATGTTACAGATGCCCAGATGTTTTTTGTAGGTCTTAATACAGGGGATGAGATACAGATGAGGTTCTCACCTCCTGTGAATTGGGATGGGGGTACAATCACAATAACCTCAGTAAGTGCATCAGGGAGGGATTTTGATACTCCTAGCACTATCCTATGGACTGCAAGTACATCAACATCACAATCATTCACAACTAATGTGGAGATGAGTGATCAGATGCCTGAGATGAAGGTTTATGATTTCCTATCTGGATTGGTGAAGATGTTCAATCTAGTGATTGGTATTCTTCAGGATCAACATATGAGATAACGGAATATGTAGATACAACATCTCAGAAGGTTAACAAGCCTGAATTGTATAAGAGGATATCATTCAAGTATCAGGAGGCTGATAGCTATCCTATGAGAGCATATAGAGAGACTAATGGAGGTAGAGGATATGGAGATTTAAATGCTGATTTCACTTTTGATGGAGGGGAGTTAGTTACTGAATCAACATTTGAGATAATGAGATATCAGAAGTTAGATGATCTCAATAACGGCTCAACAAATTTCCTAGTAGGAAAGAGCATAGATAAAGAGGGAAAGCCATATATCAATTCTCCTGTGATATTTTACTCCTCAGGGACAATAGATATCACATCCTATCCAATAGGCTTTGTAGATGAGACTGAGAGAACTACAACGGCATCCAACCAAGTGTATTTATGTGCTAATGTGAATAATACAACGGCAGAAGATGTAACTCAGATGTTGACCTTTGGGCAGGAAGTAGATCCATTGCATGAGCAGAGTTATACACAGACCTTATATAATCAGTATTGGGAGGATTATGTAACGGATTTATATTCATTGAGCAGGAGGGTATATTCTATGAAGGCAATACTTCCTTATAGCATCACATCCAGATTGAAGATGAATGATAAGTTAGATATCAATGGAAAGAGATATATCATCAATCAGATGAAGATTAACCTCAGGACAGAGGAAGCAGATATTGAACTTCTAAACGATATATGATGCAATTGGATTTTATAATTGAGCAACTCCGTATTCAAGAGGCAACAAATCAGGATCTGATGATTGCAAAAGGACAATGGAAGATTCTTACTAAATGGAGAGAAGCAAAGGAACAGATTAGATGGCAATTAAGAAAGAGATAGATATCAATGTAAATACTAAAGGTGCTGAGGATAATGTAGAGAATCTATCTTCAGGGCTTTCAGGTGTTGCTGCTCAAGCAGATAAGTTAACTGGAGGGTTAGTTTCAGGCTTTAGAAATGGAGTGAAGGGAATTAAGAATGCAGTAAAAGGATTCAAGTCTTTAAGGGTTGCTATTGCAGCTACAGGAATTGGAGCATTATTGATTGCTATAACTGCTTTAACATCTTACTTCACCAAGACTCAGAGAGGGGCTGATAAGTTATCTCAGGCAATGAAAGGAATTGGTGCAGTAGTGGATGTGCTAGTTGATAGGATCTCAACCTTTGGAGAGGGATTATTCAAGATCATATCTGGAGACTTCTCAGAGGGCTTAGATATATTGAAGGGTACATTCAAGGGATTAGGAGATGAGATTAGGAATGAGGCTCAAGCAGCAATTGAATTAGAAAAAGCCCAACAAGCATTAGAGGATAGACAGATTGCATTGATTAAGGTAAATGCAGAAAGGAGAGCATCTATTGAGAGATTACGATTAGAGGCAGAAGATGAATCTAAAAGCAATGAAGAAAGAGCCAATGCATTGAGAGAGGCTGCTAAATTGCAGAATGAGATTGCAGATGATGAGATTGCTATTGCTAAGGAGAGAGCAAGAATAGTTAGAGAGAGAGTTGCATTAGGAGAATCTACTAGGGAAGATATCAGAGAACAGGCAGAAGCAGAAGCTAGAGTTATTGAATTAGAAGCAGAAAGAGATAGAAGGTTGAAATCCTTAATCACTAGATTGAATGCCTTTACAGATGCTCAAGATGGTGCTACTGAATCCTTAGGTAATTATGATGAGAAAATGACTAAGGTAGCTAGTAAGGAGATTCAGTTTGCTGCTGATACTTCTAGTGTTACATTAGCCCTGCATAAGAATCTGAGACAAAGTATGTTGATGGTTGATCAGCAATATGCGAATCAAGCGGATCAGATCAGAAAGGATTCTGTAAAGAAAACTAGAGAGCAGAAGATGATGGAACTGCAAATTATAGCAGGAACATTAGGATCATTAGCCAATCTAGCAGGGGAGAATGCTCATGCAGGAAAAGCATTAAGTGCAGCAGAAGCAGTTATCAATACATACACAGGTGCTACTAAGGCACTTGCTCAGGGAGGTATCTTTGGGGCTATTGCGGCAGCAGGGGTTGTTGCTTCAGGTCTTGCATCAGTTAGGCAGATATACGCTACACCAATTCCTGCAACAACAGGATCAAGTGGAGGAGGAAGTGTACCAAGACCACAGATATCAACTCCTAGCATAGCACCTAGATTTGCATTAGATACGGCAGCATCTGATTTAGGAAATCAAATTACTCAATCGCTACAAGGGCAACCTGTGAGAGCATATGTAGTAAATCAGGATATCCAGAATGCGAATAAGCTAGATAGAAAAATAAAGGAAACGGCAACACTAGAATAATATGAAGTTTTTTGAGTTAGTATTGGATGAGGAGAAGCTATTGCATGGTATAGATGCAATCAGTATTGTTGAGCATCCTGCAATAGAGGAGGATTTTATCACCTTGAGCAAAGATTACAAATTTGAGTTTAAGGAGGTAGATCTTGAGAAGAGAGTTCTTATGGGTGCTGCTATGATTCCTGATAAGCCTATATACAGGAGAGATCAGGATGAGGAGTATTATGTATTCTTTACGAAGGAGACTATCAGGAGAGCATCTGAATTGTATCTGATGAATGGGAAGCAGGGCAATGCTACCTTAGAGCATCAGGAGAAGATCACAGGCTTATCATTAGTTGAGAGTTGGATAATAGAAGATCCTGAGAAAGATAAGAGCAGAGCCTATGGGTTAGAGTATCCTGTGGGTACTTGGATGGTTTCAATGAAAGTTAATAATGAAGATATCTGGGAGGAATATGTCAAAAGTGGAAAGGTCAAAGGGTTTAGCATTGAAGGATGGTTCATGCAAAGAGAATCCACTATTGAACTCAGTTCTCAATTATCAGAAATTGAATCAGAAGAAGCAGAACATCTCCTATCACTTTATCTATTGGGAGTAATAAAGGCTACTATCAAAGATGATAAGAGATACAAATCAGGAAGGAAATTGGAGATGGAATCATTTAGAGACTACCCTGATTCAGTATCTAACAATGCAAAGAGAGGGATTGAACTCAATGAGAAGGGAGGAAATAAATGTGCTACTCAAGTTGGTAAAGTTAGGGCGCAACAATTAGCACAGAATCAACCTGTATCTGTTGAGACTATTAAGAGGATGTATTCATACCTGAGCAGAGCGCAGGAGTATTATGATGAGGGAGATAAAGAATCTTGTGGATATATCAGCTATCTCCTTTGGGGAGGTTTATCAGGTAAGAGATGGGCTGAGAGTAAATTGAAAGAATTGGGAGAGTTATGAAAGTAACCCAAAATATTAGTTTTAAGTTGTTTAATTAGAAAAGTTCAGAAAAATGAATTTAACAGAAGTGTTTAAGAAGATTGAAATGGCATTAACACCTTCAGAAGATGTTGCTCCAGAAGTACAGGAAGAGGTTAAGGTTGAAATGGCTACAATGAAACTAGCTAATGGTATTGTTGTAGAAGCAGAATCATTTGAAGCAGGTCAGAATGTATTCCTGATTGGTGAGGATGATGAGAAAGTAGCTGCTCCTGTTGGAGAGCATGAATTGGAAGATGGCAAGATCCTAGTTATTGAAGAGGAAGGAGTTATCAAAGAAATCAAGGATGCTGCTGAAGAGGTTGTTGAAGAAGAGCCTGTTGCTGAAGAAGAATCTACTGAGATGGCTGAGGAAGAGATGGCGTATGTAAGCAAAGAAGAGTTTACTGCTGCTATTGATGAGATCAAGGCTATGATTCAGGAGATGGGCAAAGAGAAAGAGGAAATGACTTCAGAAGAAACTCCAGAGGAAGTTACAGAAGAAGTTAAAGAGGTTGAGATGAGTGAAGTTCCTGCTGCAAAGAAGGTAACTGCTGCTCCTGTTGAAAAGAAGCCTCAGGTACAGAACTTTTCAAAGTCAGGTAGAGGAACTACATTGGCTAGAATTTATAGTAAATTATCATAATTAAATAAAGAAGAAGAAAAATGGCTGATTCTATTACTAGTAGTTATGCAGGAGAATTTGCAGGGAAATACATTGCCGCTGCATTATTGAGTGCTGACACTTTAGATGGTGGAGGTATCACTATCAAACCAAATGTAAAATTCAAAGAAACAATGCGTACTCTTTCAACTGCAGGGTTGGTTAAGAATGCAGCATGTGATTTCTCTGATGCAACAGATGTAACAATTGCGGATCGTGTATTGCAACCAAAAGAATTGCAAGTAAACCTCGCATTGTGTAAGAAAGACTTCCACAACCAATGGGAAGCAGAGCAAATGGGTTATGGTGCTTTTGATGAGTTACCTGCATCATTCTCTGATTACTTGATAGGTTATGTAGCTTCTAAGGTTGCTGCTACAACTGAAGAGATGATTTGGCAAGGTGATGGCTCAACTGATGAGTTCTCAGGCTTGGCTACATTGATTGCTGCTGATTCTGCCCTTCCTGCTGCTCAAGAGATTGCAGGTACAAGTGTTGATGCTTCTAATGTTATCGCTCAATTAGGTTTGATTGTTGATGCAATCCCTAGTTCAGTATATGGCAAGGAGGATCTTTACATCTATGTATCTCAGAATATTGCTCGTGCTTATGTTCGTGCTTTAGGTGGATTTGGTTCTGCAGGTCTAGGTGCTAATGGTGTGAACAACGCAGGTACTACTTGGTACAATGGTGGAGACTTAGCATTTGATGGTGTGAAGTTGTTTGTTTGTTCAGGTCTTGCTGACAATACTGCAATGGCTGCTCAGAAGTCTAACCTATTCTTTGGTACAGGTTTGTTATCAGACCACAACGAAGTTAAGGTTCTAGATATGGCTGATCTTGATGGTTCTCAGAATGTTCGTTTTGTAATGCGCTTTACGGCAGG